GATTACAAAATCCCGGCCTCCGTGGCTGGCGCGATTGACCCGCAATACAGGCCGCAGGACTATTCCGAAGTGCTGGCCGAACGGACAACAGAATGGACCCCAGATGGGCCCCTTAAAACATCCGTAGGTTATCAACAGTCTTACTATGACCTTCGCGGAAGCGGCCTCGGCTCACAGTATCAATCAGGTTGTCGAGAAACAAAATACACAAGGGACAAGTCTAGCGGAATCACTAAAACGGTGACCACCTCGCTGGTGCCGCTCATCAATACCACCGATGGCTCAGAAACCATTTCCCGCTTGCGCGATGCCGGCAATCAGGTTGACGACAGCCGCCTATCGGAAATCCTGGCCACTGCGAAACGACTTGTCAGCGCGGGCTCTGAAACCCGGATTCGCACGGAGCGAGAGTTTGGCCTGCAGAGGCGCCCCAGCGAGGCCGATCGCACCGCCAGCGCCAACCAGAAGGCCCCCACGGTGGAAACCACGGCCCAGACCACCTGGGCGGTTGGCTCTGCAGCAACGCAAACCAGCGTTGAGCTGAGCCCACCCTATGTTTCGGACGATCGGATCATTCGCAGCGGCAGCGCCTACACGGTGATCAAGTCGGACGCCGACCAGAAGGCGCTGAACTATTCCCGCATCGAGAACCGGCTCCTGCTGGGCCATCGCAATGGGGTTGGCCTGCAACTGCTGCCCGAAATGCTGCCGCCGGGTGGGATCGGGCTGGTGTTCATCCGCCTCAACGGCTGCACCGCTGCATTCCTGGTCAACGGCACCACCTTCAACCTGGACCCCCAGGGCGTGACGGCCACCACCGATGCCCTGTTCTGGGGGGCGATTGATGGCGCCGTGGCCGATGCGTGGTTCCCATTGCCCCCTGGCGTGTCGTTACTCCCTGCCCCTGTCGCGATCACCACCAACGCCTCCCCGCAGCCGGCCAACGCCATCGCCATCCCGAGCGGCTTCTCATTCACCGATCCGAACCTGGCCAGCCTGTTTGCCTCCCTGCCCACAGCCACGGCCCCGGTATTCCCTCGAACGGCTCAGCCGGGTGTGCTGATCAAGCCCTACACCGAAGCCATAGAGCTCGCTGCGGGCGGTGGTGGCGGCGCCTTTGTGGCCACGCTGCCTTGGGCACCGCAGACCGTCTCGCTGATCGCTGGCGGCGGCAGCGGAGCGTTCGCCAACGTCACTCCGGTGCGCCTGTTGGCCGGTGGCGGTGCCGGCGCCTTCACCATCGCCTCACGCACCAGCAACTTGGTCGCCGGTGGCGGCGGCGGGGTGATTGCGAATGTTCAGCAAAGCGGGGGGCCAATGCTTGCCTTCAGCGGCGGAACATCGCTGGCCTGGGATAACGACAACGTGTACGCCTACGGGTTCAGCTTTACGCTTGCATCAGCCAAGCAGATTAAGGCAGTTGGCTTCTACGACGCTGGCGGCAACGGCCTTGCCTATTCGTTTGCCGTTTCACTTGTCAGTGGCTGGGGAAGTTCTGTTACCACTGCCACATTCCCTTTTATCACAACAGCCAGCGGTTACAGCGTGATCGTCCCCAGCGGCACCGCTGCTGCATTGGATGGAGTTTGGCGCAAGGTCACTATTGGCAACGGGGCAACACTCGCCGCGGGAACCTATGCCGTCGTCGCTACAGTTAACTCGGGGAGCGGAACCTTTGACGCGATGATCAAAAATGCAAGCACTGTTACACCATTGCCGGGTGTCACAATCAATGGGCCGTTTGGGTATGACTTTAACGACGACGTGATCAGCACAAGTGGCGACACAAACGGCTATTTTGGCCCGGTGCTGTTCTTCTGATCCGAACCGGGAAAACTGCAGCAGATCAAGTGATCCGCCATGCCTGCGATGACCCAGACCCCGTATGAAGCGGGGCGCATGTTCGCCAATGACTACGCCGGCAAGCGTGCCCGGCTGTGCCTGGCCAACAACACCGGATCGCTGGGGCTGACCAGCACCACGGCGCAGTGGGATGCGGCCGAGATCAGCGGCAACGGCTATGCACGGGTCGAATGGACGATCCCCTCAGGCAGCTACAACAGCTCCACCGAGCGCTTTGAGGTGGCCGCCCAAGCTGCCGCCTTCACGGCCTCCTCGGGCGGCAGCGGGCTGAGCTGGAACACGGCCTACTTGGTGATCGGCACCATCTCTGGCGGGGTCACAACCTGGAACACTGGGGTGAGCTACATCCTGGTGGAATCGCCCACCGTGGCATTGAGCCCAGGCGAGCCGAGAACCTACAACACGACCATCTTCACTGACGGATTCCTGGTGGCGAGCTGATGGCCGGCAGGGTCAACCTGAATGTGCCGCCGCGGCTGATTGAATCGGCCAGGGCGGCGCAGTACGCCAATCGAGAGGTGCAGAGCGCAGCGGAGCAGGCGCGGCGGCTGCGCGGCAGGGTTCAGCAGCGGCAGGAGGCAGCGAGGCGAGCGCAGCCCCAGGCGCAGACGGCAGACGGGCGAGGCGGGGTCTTTGATGCCGCAGCAATCAAGCGGGCCCCGAGGATCTGGAGGAAGCGGCGACCGTTGACGGGATACAAATACGGCGCGGCCTACTTAACTATTGGCAGCTTGGAAGGCGAAACTGTTTATCGTATTTCAAGCCCTAACGGCAAATCTTATCTTCTTTTCAGCCCACCCTCTACCACGTCGCCAATCGCGCAATCCACTGGGCATTTGGCGGTTACGGTTTCACCAAGAGACATAGACGGCTCAGCTACACAACTTGGGTACGGAGGCAATGGCGGCAGGCTTGTGATTTACCACAGCCCTGTATCACGTCCGGCCCCTGGAGCGAGCTTTCCTTATCAGCCTTTGTACGTTAATTCCACTAGCGTAACAGGGGCCGCCGCAAACTGGGCGATTTTGCCGGCCGGAGAGTCCGGTGCGGTTATCGTGTATTCACATTATTTTGGATGGCTTGATTATTATTTTGACGGCGTAGGAGACACGCCTAATTATCAAGTCGTTGGGCCAGAGTTTCCGTTTATGCAGCTTGCCCTTGGTGGTGGAGGCAGTGGCTTTACGCTAACGCAACGCGCCTTTTACGTTTCAGAAAGCACGGCGAAAGAAATCACCGTAGGATCCGGTTTTCGAGCCTTTACGGAAAACGCCATAGGCTTGGGTTCATTTGAGATTGAGGTTTGGAATTATCCGTACTTTGTCAATCTTGGATCACAGCAATACCTCGGCAAGCTAAGGCTCCCGCAGCTTCCGGCGCCTCCAAGTCCATTGCCAGGCAGCAAACCCACGGGATTCCAGAACGGATACACCGGCGGACAAGCCTTTGATAGCTACAGCCGATCAGTTGACTATTACAGCATGGTTCGCTTTGGGGACTTAAACTCAGGTGGCGTTGCTCCTTTGTACGGCTATAGTCCCGGTATTTATAGCTATCTTGCAAGCCCTTCTGCAGCCAATGCAGCCGTTGATGCGTCAGGCACCGGGCCATGGGCAAAGCAGGCCGCCGCAGAGCGGTTCATTGGTGCCAGCCTGTTGCCTGATGGCAGTCTTTCTGATTCGTCAATTAACCTGAAGCGTGCCCTGCTTTATCAGGGCCAGTTTCCGCCCCCCGGCCGATCCATTTCAACCGTTGGAGGCCTTCAAAGGTATGCGCTGGTGCCCGTCGCCGGCAAGGATGATCCCCTGTGGGAAGTGCAGGATGATGAGACAGGGGATAGCGTGATCTCCGCATCGTCTACCGCTCCTCGATCGCCCCTGCTTCAAACGCCGCCTGCTTTTGCGGTTGGCTCAGGTGGCAGCAGCACCTATCCCATTCTGTTCTGGGACTGGGGCAACCCCGATTACTGCCGTCGCCAACTTGTCAGCTTGGGTTTCAACGCATCGGAATTGACGCCATGACCAGCGCCCCCACCCCGCCCCTGATCCAGACCGCTCAGCTCGTGGCACTGGCCAACCGGCAGCGGCTGCTGCAGCGCCAGGCTGAGGAGCGGGCCATCGCCAAGGCCGTGGCGCAGGCCCTAAAGGGCTGAGGTAGCAAACCGGGAAAACTGCGGGGCAACTTGCACCGGCGGAGCGATTCCCCGGCAACGCATGAAACGGACCCTGATTGATCAGCTCCTCGGGACTGCTGGCGAATGGCTGCGGCCATGGCCCACCGTGGACCCCGACCCCGCAGGTGCGGGTGATGGCGGCGGCGGCACCTCCACCGAGGAAGTGGACGCGGACGACCCGAGCCTAGGGGAGGCAGGACAGAAGGCTTTGCGGCAGGAGCGCGAGACCCGCAAGGCGCTGGAGCGCCGGCTGGCGCAGATGGAGACGCAGCTCGCCACCGTCAAAGACTTGTCGCCCGACGCCTACCGGCAAGCCCAGGAGAAGGCGATTGAGCTGGAGCGGCGCCTGGTGGAACGCGAGCAGCTCACCGCAGCCGATCGGCAGCGGATTGAGGGCAAAGCACAGGAGGCCGTGCGGAAGGCCACAGCCACCGCCGAGGCGGAGAAGGCCCGCCGCATCGACCTCCAGGTGCGCACCCTCGCCCGCAGCGTGTTCAGCGCCGCCGATGGCCGCGATGGGGCCGATGCCAGCGGCTTGACCTTCTTCGATGCGTGGATGGAGTTCCAAGGCCGCCGGCACCTTCGGGTGGATGAGGCCACCGGGAAGCTCTACGTGGTGGACGGCGACGGCGACCGGATCAAGACCACCGAAGGGCAGGACACTGATCCTGTGGCCTGGCTGAACCAGCAGGCCGACAACTCCCCGGTGGTGGGCACCTTCTTCCGCGCCAAGGGCGGCGAGGGCTCCGGCGGCCTGGTGGGCGCTCGCGGTGTTCGAGGCGTTCACGCCCGCTCCGTGGAGGCAGCCCGCGCCACCTCTGGCAGCGCGTTCCTGTCGGAGCACTACGGGAACTGAGGCGGGCCGGGAAAACTGCGAGTGATCCGATGGCGCGATGCCTGCGGATCACTCGCCACCGGCGCGATGCCAGGGCACTGACCACCACCAGCGCGGACGACCACCAACGCACGGCGCGACGCCAAGCCGAGGCCCTGCCCCTGTCTGGATCTGCAACTTCCTTCAACCCTTCCGCATTTTCAACCCGTGGCAAGCACCACTCTTTGGGAGCAATTTGCGCTCCGCACTCAAGCCAACGCCTCCGGCCTGGAGCTTGGCGTTCGCGCCATCCTCAACACCGGCGAGCTCGCCCCTGTGATCCCCTGGGTCAACACCGAGGGCGGGGCCTACGTCTACGCCATGGACGACGAGCTGCCCGATTCGCAGCCTCGCCTGTTCGATGAGGCCAACGACGACACCCAAGGCAGCACCGTCACCGAAGCCGAAGTCCTCAAGATTTACGGCAAGGACATCAAGACGGACTCCTCCAAGATCGCCCTGTTCGGTGCCAACGCCCACGCACGCCAGATCGAGGCCTCGGCCCGCGCTCTGCGCATGACGATTGAGCGTGATTTCGTTCGGGGTGATTCCAGCCAGTCCAACGGCCGACAGATGGATGGCCTTCGCAAGAAGATCACCGTTGGATCGTCCCAGGCCATCGCCAACCACGCCTCTGGCGCTGGCTTGAGCTTTGCCGCCCTGGACGACCTGAAGGATGCTGTGGACGGCCCCGACAGCATGAAGCGGTTTCTGATGGGCAAGAAAATGGCCCTGCGGTTCAATGCTGCCTCCCGCGCCGTTGGCGTTTCCGGCACCGTTGATTTCAAGCTCAACGAGCTCGGCCGTTCGGTCATGTACTACGGCGATGTGGAGATCATCCGCACCGACGTGGACAGCAAGAACGTCGCGATCCAAGGCTTTGATGAGGGCTCCAGCTCTAACACGACCAGCATTTATTGCGTGTCGATGGGCGAGGGCCTTGTGTCCGGTGTTCAGGGCCCGTCCCTGACCGCTGATGGCACCGTTCAGCCCGGCCTGACGATCTACGACGTGGGCGAGAGCACCACCACCCCAACCCGGATCACCCGGATCTCCTGGCACGCCGCCATGGTGATTGAGAACAAGCGGGCCGCCGCTCGCCTTTACAACATCACCAACGCTGCGATCACTGCCTGATTCGTTCACTCCTGCCCTTCATTCCCCTTTTGACCCATGCCTAAGGCAACTGGCCTTGCAGCCCGCAAGGCATTCTTCATCGATCGCGATTCCGTCCTCCTCGGCGCCGTGCGTGCTGGCGAGGGGGTCGCGGCCGAAACCCGCACCGGGGCCGCCCGGCTCCTGCCGTTCAAGCTCAACACCTGCGATTTTTTCAAGATCGTGGCCGTGGGCGCCCTCAGCAATGCTGCTGGCGGCTACCACATTGAGGTGGCCCACGTGGCTGCCGGCGGTGTTGTCGGCGATGCCAACCCGTCCGGTTATTCCCGGATCGGCAGCATCGTGTTCAGCGGCACCGATCAAACTGAGGTCGGCTTCTCCGGCGCTCAGATTGAGGCCATCGTGAAAGCTGCGGCTTCTCCCTCGATCACCGGCGATGTTCGCGTGGTGGCCCTGCGGCTTGTCGCTGGCCCCGGCGGTGCCGGCAACCTGGCGGCCCCCGCCAATGCCACCGGCGCCACGATCCACGTTCAGCGCGGCTGATCGCCCTGCCGTGTCCTGGGGGAGGCTTCGGCCTCCCCTTTCCCATTGGAACCCAACCCATGGCCCATTTGGCGCTTTACAGCTTCTCGCCCGGCATGACGCCGGAGCAACAGCAGGCCCTGATCAGCGGCGAGCGGCAACCCGAGGAGGTCGCCGAGCCCCTGGCTCCCCAACCCGAGGAGGACGCGGCTCCGGCTGACGCCCCAGCAGAGGCGGCACCGGCCAAGCCGCGGCGCAGGGCCCGCACCGATCGCGGCGCTTTTCGTGGCGACGACCCGGCCACGCCCGAGGTGAACGAGGCCTATGAGGCTGACCGGGAAAACTGACGGCAGAGAGGTTGACCGATGGCCTGGGTTGAAGGCGAAGCCGTGACGCTGGAGCAAGGGCTCGATGGCTTGGTCACGTTTGAGCTGTTCGCAAACACCGCCCTAACTCAGCCTTGGCCGTTTCCATCGTGGGACGTTAATGCGGTGCTGAGCGATGAAAAGCAGCGCACCAGCTATACCCTGACCACGATTGTTGATGCGTTGAATGGAATTATCAAGGTGATAATCCCCGAAGCGATCGTCAACAGCCTCAAGACCACAAAGACGTGGTTCCTAAATGTGCTGATGGTGGCCCCCGGCAGCACGCAAGCCGATGACCACCACTTGGCCTACCTGCCTGTGACCGTGGCCGCTCGGCCCGCCCGGAGGGATCCATGACTTGTCCCGCCGTCATTCGCGTTTCAACCGTCACCGGGCCTCCGGGGATCGGACTGCCTGCTGGGACTGGTGATGCTGGGAAGTTTGTTCGGAAGGCGGGCACCACGGCCTACGCCTACGAACTGGTAACCCCAGATCAGGTTGGGCTGCCGCAGGGGCTGAGTAGCACCAGTTCACCTACGTTCGCCGGGCTGACCCTTGGAGGCATGGCGCCCTCCGTTGGCAGCCTGGTGCTGGTGGGGGCCAATGGGCAGCTCACCACGGTGCTGCTGGGATCCAACCTCTCGATCACCGCCGGGGCGCTAAACGCTTCCGGTGGTGGCGGGGCAGGCAGCGTCACCTCCGTGGGCCTCAGCGTTCCTACCGGT